TTTATATGTGTTGGTGGAGTGATATTGTTTCAGATTCTCAATGGGCAAATATCCCACAGCTAAAAAAATCTAAGACAGCAGTTTGTTTAACAATGGGTTGGTTGTTATCAACAAATAAAAACACATACGTTTTCATTGGTGATGTGAATTTCAATGATGATGGAACAATCAATGAGGGTGGTAACTCAACAGTAATACCAAAATCAAACATATTAAAACTAAAGGAGATTAAACTATGACGGAGTTGACAGACGCACACTTTGAATTACACAGTGCGAATAAAGCTAGAAGACACCAAGCAAAAAAGAATGGACATACAATACACAGTTTCCTAGATGACAAGCAAACAACTATGTTAGTTGATGCTGACTTACTAGCCTACAAGATTACTTCTAAATTAGAAGAACCTATTGACTGGGGAAATGACCAATGGACATTACACTGTGACTTTGGGGTAGCTAAGCAATTATATGCACAAGCCTTAGAGTATTACATGAACCTTACAAATTCTAATTCATATATAAATGTATGGAGTGATAGTATTAATTTTAGAAAACAAATAGATAGTGATTATAAATCTAATAGAAAGAAAATTAGAAAACCTGTTTGTTATAAAGCATTAAGAGAATGGGTTATTAAAACTTATAGAAGTGAAGTTTATAAAAACCTAGAAGCTGATGACACAATAGGAATATTAGCTACAGGTGAGTATAAAAATAAATCAATAATTATATCTGGCGATAAAGATATGAGAACAATACCTGCGTTTCACTGTTCTATGATTGATAATCAAATTGAAAAAATTGATGAGAATTTAGCAGATTATAATTTCTGCACACAAGTTTTAACAGGTGACCAGACAGATGGTTATAAAGGTTGTGCAGGAGTAGGTCATGTTAAAGCCAGTAGATTACTAGATAATAAGAAGACACTAGATGAAAACTGGAAAGCAGTAATAGAAGAATATCAACGTAATAAATATACAGTTGATGATGCTTACCACCAAAGCAGATTAGCAAGAATACTAAGACATGGTGAATACAATTTAAAAACAAATAAACCAACATTATGGAGTTACGAATATGCTAAGTACAGAAATACTGGACAAAGTAAAAAAGCTAGTTAGTTCAGATAGAGCAAAACAGAACGGAGACATAGTAGAGAACCATGAAAATATCGGAAGATTATGGAGTGGTTATTTACAAAACAAAACTAAGTTAAATATAAATATATTGCCTGAAGATGTGGCAAACCTAATGGTCTTATTGAAGATAGCTAGAAGTCAAGGGGGTGCTTTTAACCTTGATGATTTTGTTGATATGACTGGGTATTCTGCAATCGCAGGGCAAATTACTAGCAAAAGACATGAACTAGGTGACACTTTAGGAGTATCTAATGATAAAAAAGCCAATAATAAGTAAAGAAGTCATTGAATACTTAGACGAATTATTCCCTAATAAATGTCCAAACATTGAAGATAATGAAAAACAAGTTTGGTTTAAGTCAGGTCAAAGAAGTGTCGTCAATCATTTAATCAAAGAAAAACAAGTTCAAGAGGAGAGTTAATTTATGTGTATGCCTAAAGCACCTAGTCCACCACCTGCTCCTGTGGTCTTACCACCTGCTACACCTTCAGTGTCTAATGCTACTACAAAGCAAAAAGCACCTACAGAAGCAAGTACAGATGCGTCAAGAGATACTACAGTAGCATCAAACTACAGCAGAAAAAGAGTTGGTAGAGGTTCGTTAAGAATACCTTTATCTGGTGGTAGTGGTCTAAATTTCCCTACTAGCTAATATGTGTGGAAACCCTAGAGTTAAATCGTTAAATGACGACAGTGTCAAAGTACATTCAGAATTAAATAAAATGGGTAAGGGAGTTAAATCTATTCCTAAAAAAGGAATGACACAAAAATCTAAAGAAAAAAATGCTAATGCAGTAAGTAACACAATCTTAAATGCAAATGCAATTAGAAATAGATTAGGAATAAAAAAGAGAATACCCACTGGAAATATATCTTCTGGTAGTGGATTACAAATACCTAGTTAATGGAAAGATACTCACTAAGTGAAAACACTAACAACTATAAAGAAAATTCAGTTGAAGGTCAGTACCAAAAGCTAGAGATAGAAAGAGAAACATATTTAGAAAGAGCAAGAGAAAGTGCAGAATTAACTATTCCTCATTTATACCCACCAAAAGGTAACAATGCTAACACAGAATACCCTACACCATACCAATCGGTAGGTGCTAGAGGTGTTATGAACTTAGCATCAAAACTAATGTTAGCTTTATTCCCACCACAAGCACCATTCTTTAGAATTGATGTAGATGAATTAGTCTACAAATCTATTGAAGGTGACCCACAACAAAAGAAAATTATAGAACAAGGATTAGCCAAAATTGAGAAATCAGTTATGGATAATATTGAAGTACAGAACGATAGAGTTGCTGTATATGAAGCACTTAAACATTTAATTGTAGGTGGAAACTGCTTATTACATTTAACTGATACAGGATTAAGAACTTATAGATTAGAAAACTATGTAGTTAAAAGAGACCCACAAGGTCATGTATTAAAAATTATTATTAAAGAAAGTGTAGTGCCTGACACTTTACCCCTTAAAATTGCTAAAGCATTAGGTAAAGAACAAGACACACAACAAGATAAAACTTTAGATTTATATACGTGTGTAAGAAAAGAAGGTAAAAAATATATTGTCCATCAAGAAGTTAAAGGACATGTTCTTTATGAAAAAACTTACAATGCAGATAACTTACCATTCATTGCATTAAGATTTAATCGTATTGACGGAATGAATTATGGGAGAGGTCATATAGAAAATATAATCGGTGACCTTCGTAGTTTAGAAGGATTAACAAAAGCAATTCTAGAAGGTTCTTCAGCTTCAGCTAAAATGTTATTTATGGTTGCTCCTAATGGAACAACTAGAGCATCTTCTATTGCTAAAGCACCTAATGGTGCAATCATTGAAGGTTCAGCAACAGATGTTTCTGTACTACAAGCTAATAAATTTGCAGACTTTAGAGTAGCAATGGAAACAATGCAGAGAGTAGAACAAAGACTTAATTTTGCATTTCTTTTAAATGCTTCAGTCCAAAGACAAGCAGAAAGAGTTACTGCTACAGAAGTACAGTTAATTGCAAATGAACTTCAAGAAGCATTAGGTGGAGTTTATGGAATATTAACAACAGAATTTCAGCTACCTTATATTAATACAAAGTTAGCAATGTTAAGACAAAAAGGATTACTACCTGACCTACCAAAAGACATAGTTAAAGTTAAAATTATTGTTGGTATGGAAGCATTAGGTAGACAATCAGATAGATTGAAATTACTTCAGTTTATCTCAGATTTAGCAAATACACTTGGTGCAGAAGTTCTTGCTAAATATATTAATCTTGATGACGCAATCAAAAAGTTTGCAATAGCAAATCAGATTGACACAGCAGGTTTAATTAAATCAAGTGAACAACTACAACAAGACGAGCAACAAGCACAACAACAACAGATGGCACAGCAGATGCAGAATACTGCAACTGACCCTAGAGTAGCAATAGAGATGGGAAAACAATTCGCTAACTCTGGTGGCACTGCAAATGTTGAAGGTGATGAACTTGTCCTTAACCAATCGGAGTAATATATGTCAACAGAAAAAGTAGAAATAAATTCTGCTGTAGCAGAGAAAACAACAGAACAACAAGTTCAAGAATTAAAAGAACAAGGTATTGATATTAATACTTTAGAAAGTGAAGATGGCTCAAGAGTAATTGCTAGTGAGCCTGATACACAAACACAAAATACCGAAAACCAAAGACCAGAATGGTTACCAGAAAAATTTAAAAATGCTGAAGAATTATCTAAAGCATATTCTGAATTAGAAAAACAATTCTCTGGTCAAAAAGCAGAACCAGTTAAAGAAGAAACTGATGAAATTGCTATACCAAAACCAGAAACTGTAGCACCTGAATTAAATACTTTAGATAAATATTCAGAAGAATATGCAGAGAATGGTGAGTTAGGTGAAGCTAGTTATAAAGAGTTAGCTAAACAAGGTTTATCAAAAGAACTTGTTGATGGTTATATTGCAGGACAAAGAGCCATAGCTGATACACAAACTGCTGAAATACATTCAGTCGTTGGTGGCAAAGCAGAGTATGATGAACTTATCACATGGGCAGGAACTAATCTATCTGAAGCAGAACAAACTGCTTTTAATGATTTAACTGCAACTGGAACTACAGAACAAATTAAAATGGCAGTTCAAGGTCTTATGACTAAAGCAGGTGTCACAGCTACATCTCAACAGAAATTTGTTCAAGGTGATGTTAATAATATATCTACAGAACAATTCACTTCAGTATCACAAGTAACTGATGCAATGAATGACCCTAGATATGACAAAGACCCTGTTTATAGAAAAGAAGTAGAAAGAAAACTAGGAAACAGTTCAGTGTTTTAATGGCAAGAGATTACAGAAAAGAATATGACAATTATCATTCTTCAGAAAAACAGAAGAAGAATAGAGAAGGTAGAAATCTTGCTAGAAGAATGATGAAGAAAAGAGTAGGTATAACAGGTAAAGACGTAAACCATAAAG